ATCTGTATCAGGCAGATTAATTTCTGGTATGTCCACTAATCAGCAGCTTCGGCTGTATTTCCCTCCGCTATCCACTCAAGGTACTCTTGGTAATCGGTGTTTGCTTCGTCAAATGGTATAACTGCATTGTCAGATTTTCTTAAAATTTTATCTGTCACTACTGCGTTACTGCCTTCAGAACCACCTTTACAGAATTTGTAACTCATTTTAAATCTCCTTTGTTAAATACATTATAATTCTGCTGATGCAACGACATGATAAGCATACAAATTTGCAGCAGGTACATCTTCAGAAAAGTTAGCATGATAAATTCCAGTTTCCGATTCATCAATGCTAGTGCCAACACTTTTTTCAGTTGTTAAATCAGTACCACCAACAGTGGAACCTGTACTGTATTTACCAGATTGACCATCAGCCGCATACCAAGTAAGAGTCGGTACTGCTCTCATTCTTACTGGAAAATTAAGACATATGGGAACTGATGACCTAGCACTAGAACTAAAATTTCTTCCATGTTGCATACCAACAAAAGTAGCTGTTGCGGGTGCAGTCGCATAATCATAGGTTTTATAGTAGTATCTCTGACATAAAGAAAGCTCCTGACCAAATGACCTATGCTCAAAATCTGTTGCCACGCTGCCTACTTCTAATTGAACTGCTGTCATTTCCCAAGTAGCATTATTTGTTGTGTACCAAGTGCTAGTCATATCTGGTGCTTGATCTGACGCACTCGTAGCTTTCCATGTATTAAGTGTATGTCCAGATGTTGTTGCGTTTGTACCATAAAACAATAAAAAATAAATTTCTATTCCTTCTCCATTATCATTACTGAATTGTAAGCCACTATCGCCTTTAATTGAGTGTGTTACTTTTGTCCATGTGTCAGCACCAGTTGGAGTAACAGCAAAAGAATATTGTTTACTTGAACCATCTTTACTTTCTAAAACAACATAAAATGTTTGATTTACACTTGATTTAAACCAAAAACTTAAGGTTACATAACTTGTTGCTGATAAATAATTCCAACCAGATGTAGCTAAATCTTGATCTTCAATTATATAACTTATAGAAGCTTGATCACCTGCACCTGCACCACTAGATTGATTTCCGTTTGTTATTTTAATTGCTTTTCTAAACCCTTGAGTATAAGGTGTAGTTCCACTTGCAACATCTACTTGTGCTTGTGTTGGGTTGTTATCAAGTCCTGAATAATTAGTTTTAAATCTATCAACAGTTTGATAGCCAGAAGAAGTAGATGACAACGATCTTTGTGCCACGTTACAAGCTCCGTTGATTATGATGTTGCGATTGCTTAAAAAACCACCATTAGGCATTGTAACTGAGTTGACAGTTGTAAGGTTTGCTGTTGCAGAGCCAGAAGAATTATCAACAGTAATAGCAGCAGTACTAGCTCCTACACCTTTTATCGAATTTACCTTGATCTCTGACATAATTAACTAGGTTTTGGATACTTGTCTTTAATTGCCTTGATAGACGTTTTCCAAGCATCTATGCCTTCATTATATATCTGGTCAAACTGATCTTCAAACTTTGGATATTCTGCCCTACGTTTTGACTTATATGAATCGTTTTCTAAATCCCAAGCAGCTTGTAATGCAGCAAGTCCATCTGTGCATTGTTTTTCTGTAGGCTTTGAACCACCATCATGTACTACAAGATTTGCATAAATTTTGTTTTTAGAATCTGTCCAACCAAACCATTGTCCTGTGCGTACAGTAACTAAATAATCCTCAATATGATTTGGTCTGCCTGTTGATCTATCCATTATGTATCTCCTAATCTTATAAAATTTATGCCTGTGCGAGTAAAACCACTATCTCCTGCAATAGTATAGTTTGGGTTATTATATCCATCTACTTTAATTTTTAGTTTATGAGTAGATACATCTGTAATATCTAATATTGCCTGTCCATGTGCTGTGGCATATTGTTGTCCACCTCCTGATACATCATTAATTTGTTCATCAGTAGAAAAAAACATATTGTAATTACTATTATCTGTTGTTGTAAAAAGAAACGCACTTAAATATGACTGGTCAGTACCACATTGGAAATTAACAAAATAATGAACTAAATATATTCCCGTAACTGGAAACGAAAATACTCCGCTTGACTCAGACATAGATGAACCTATCCTTCCATAATTATAGGTGTCAACTTGTTCCCAGTTTGCTGTTAAAAATCCATTACCACCTGTGTAACTACTGCTAAGTCTCCAAGCATCTGCCATTGTGATTCCCGAAGTTATAGCAGGGGATAATTTAGTAGAATCTAAAGAACTCTGACTTGTTAATAGCGTTCCATCTGCAATGTCAGGTAAGCTAATAACTCTGTTATTACTAGATGATGAGGGTGCTTGGATACTTACTGAGCCACCTCCTGATGCCGAATTGAGTTTTATCTTTGCTGTCATAATTAACTAGGCTCAGTAGGAAAGGTAACAGAACTCATATCTAAATTACCATCAGAATCGAGTTTAGGGGAGGCACTTGCAGGTAAATCACGCAAACTTTGACGATATGTTTTCCAAGCTGTTGGAAGTGTTAAATCAGAATTAGCTCTCCAATCACAAGCAGCTAATCTTGCATCTCTTTCAACTCTTAAAAGTCTCATAGGTTCTGCATTTGTCAACTTTGTAAGTTCTGCGTCTATTGCAGATTCAGTTGGTTTTGTAGAAGTATCAAGCCAATTTAACCCAGAATATTCTGTGCCTGTCCAAGTCCATTTTGCACCTGTTTTTAAGCTACATAAAGCATCACCTTTAGTGTAAATCATTAAGTCTCTCCTAATTTTAAGAATGTCATGTAAGTGTAATTAGCACCAGAGTCATACTTAGGTCTGACATGGGTAGAAGCATTTACATAAAGTCTTACTCTAAAAGTAGATGTGTCTGTAATATCTAAGATAACACTACCACAACTAAAAGTCTGTTGATTGTCACCAGCCGAAGCCATTTGAGACGAACTGAAAGCTCTCGTTGACCAATTACTACCGCTATCTGTACTTAGCTGTAAATAATACCCGACACGAAATAGGTTTTGATTTGCAGCCCTTTGGGAAGTGACATAATAATCTACTTTATAAATACCAGTTGCAGGGAAAGTAAATACTCCAGAACTTTCTGTCATTCCAGTTCCTATTTGAGCAAAATTACTGTCATTACGTTCCCAATGACTTATAGTAGTATCATCAGTTTCGCCATGATCTGCATTAACTCTCCATTGATCTGCCATAGTTAGACCACCAAGTCCAGAAGATTTAGCACTTGTTACTGCATTGTCGGCTATTTTAGAAGTTGCTACTGCGTTGTTAGCTAACATATCTGTATCGACTATTCCGTCAGGTAATCCACCAACTGCTAAACCAGATATAGAATTATTAGATCCGTTAATTACAATAGCCATAATTAGACAAAAGTTACGACAGAAGGACTATTAATAGTCAGTGTAGCATTGATTGTAAGAGGTGTCGGCACGACTGCGTTATGGTTTGCAGTTATTGTGTAGTCATTATCCATTGTATTCTCAGATTCGTGAAAAATTTTCTCACCGCCCCCACCTGTAGCTCCGCCCCCACCATCTGCATATTCTAGTTGCCCTACTGCTGTTGTTCCACTACCAGTAATACTTTTTACTTTTAAAAATTTATCTGCTGCTATCTGGTTATCAGGCAAAATTATAGTATAAGATTGACCTGCACTATGAGCAGGCGATTGTAGTTTTACACCATGAGAGTTTTGTGAACAATTAAGTTGTAATTTACCCTCATTACTACTACCATCACCTTTTACTTCTACTGCACCTGTAACTGTAAATCCATTTAAATCTGTTTCTGCCTTTTTAACATTGTCGTGATATAACTCTACTGCACCATCTTCAATACATTTTATGTAGTCTTCTCCATTGTTTTTAATGTTTCCAATATTTATATTATTATCACTACGAATGTTTAAATCTCCAGTAGATCCACTTGCAGTACGAATTACACTGTGAGTGCCAGAATGATAAATTTCCATATCTCCATTACTACCAAATACTGCTTTATCATTGTCAGCAAAATCAATATCGTTACCATTACTTTGTAAGTCACCGCCCAACTGCGGTGAACTATCTCCTACAACATCTGAAATCTGATCTACAAATTCTAAAGCATTGGCACTACTGTTTACTTTAACTGTCTTACCACCTGCACCACTAAAGTTTGCAGGGGTATCTGTTAAAGATGTAAAATCTGTTGCTCCTTGACCAGAAGAAATACCTGCTAGTTTTGTTTTCTCTGCATCAGTAAAAGCATTAGTGTCAGAATTTGCTTCATATGCAGTTTTAATCTCAGCATTAGACTGATCTGCGGTTGCTCCTGTTTCTATACCTTGTAGTTTTGCTAAATCTAAATTTTGTAACTTTGTTTTTTCTGCGTCAGTAAATGCGTTTGTATCAGAGTTTGCTTCATAAGCTGTTTTTATTTCTGCATTTGTCTGATCTGCGGTGGCTCCCTCTTCAATGCCACCTAATTTGTCTGTAATTTCTTGTTGAGCAAATAATACCTGGTCACTATTTGTATCAAGATCTGTTTCTGTTAAAACGCTGCCATCTGTAAAATCTACTTTCTTTGCACTTATATTTGTATCTCGTTGAAACTTAATGGCAGCACCATTAGCAGGGGTGT